TCTATCTTTTATCTCCCACTCATTAACAGGCTTTAATCTTTCTCTTGTTTTTGGTTCTGCAACTACAGTATCTTCAAAAAATTCTGTAACTACTTCTTCCATTGTTTCGATTTGAGGTTCTACCTCAACTTTCTTTGTGTTAGCTTTTTTAGCCATAATATAATATAATATAAATTAATAAAAATAAAGGGGTCGAGGCCGAAGCCCCGACTCCTTAAATATAAATAGTGCTTATTTCATTAACATGAAATTGTTAGCACCTTGTGTAACTAAACATCTTTCTGATAACATGTGGATTTGCATTGCATCTAAAGCAGATGTAGCAGCTCCAACAGAACCAGTAACCCAAGATTTCATTTTTCTATCGTCAGTTTGTGAAGCTCTGTAACGAACGTGTAAAAATGGTCTCTTAAGGTTTTTCCCTAATTGTTGGTCATAAACCGTAGAAGTTCCAGCAGGAACAATAATTCCACGGATAGCAGCAGATCCAGCAGCTGCATTAATACCACCTCTTGTAGCTTTGTCATTTAAGTATCTCATGTCAGACTTGTAGAAGTCGTAAGAACCTCTTCTGAAACCAGAGAAACCTAAGTTTAATGCCATATCTTCAGAGTTGTTAAATACTCCGTAAGAAGTACCTCCAGCACCGTAAGAATTCATAGAAGCTAACATGTCATCCATTGCTAACGAAGTAGCTCTGTTTACAAACATCATGTTTTCTTCAATAGCACCTTGAGAATCAAATTCTGCTAAGATAGCATCAAATTCAGCTAAATCAGTAGCAGCATTCACACCAGTGATACCAGAAGTAATATTACCTCTTGACTCAATAGCAGCAAATAAACCTTCAGTACCAGCACCGTTAAGACCTGCATCAGCAGCGCCTCTAACTTGACTGTTTTGACCAAAACCAATAGCAGATGCATCAGTAGTTTTCTCAGCCTCAAGCATAGTCATCTCCAAGTGATCGTTAAAACGAGCTCTTGTGTCAGCTTCAGCTTTTAAGTACCAGTGGTAACCAGCTCCACCTTCTTCAGAAGCAGTTTCAATCCAACCAATTCTACCAGTATCAGAACCAGATACCTCGTAGTAATCTTTCATGATGATTGGTTTGTTAGTGAATGATTTGAACGTAGGCTCATTAGCACCTCTTGAATCTGTTTTAAACGTACCAGTTTCATCAGCATAAGCAGCTCCTTTACCAAACTCAGAACCAATAACTAATATAGTTACCGCTCCTGCAGTTAAAGCTGAGGCAGTTGTAGCGTAAGGCTCAAACGAAATAATACCATTTGCTGGAGTTTCAACAACTAGTGCTTTTTCAACTTTTCCAGCTTGTGCGATTAATACCATATCGTTAACTCTAATACCGGATTGTCCAGTCGCGACAGCAAGACCATCGATGTCGTTAGCAATTGTAAATGTACCGTTAACATCGCCAGCTGGCTGTACAGTACCTGTGTAAGATAAGTGTAGTCTTGACTGCTCAGACCAAATAACTTGGTCAGAAGACATAGACTCTTCAGCTCCTACTTGTGAAAGAAATCCTGATATAGTTCTCGGTCCGAAAACTTCAGCTTCTTTTTCCATAAGATCTGGTAAATATTGTTGTGCCCAACCTTGGGTTGTAGCACTTGTGAAATCTAGATAATTTGTAGCTAGTGTTTGTTGCCTTGAAGCAGGTACACTATTCAACAAAAGACCTGGGTTTGATATTGCCATAATTTTGTTTTTTAATTTTTAACGTTTATTTTTAATTTTAAATTTAAAATCACTAGCGGATTCAGCGTCTAAAGCTCTAACCTTCATTCCCCCAATATTCAAATTAGGTTCCATAGTTTGTCTAGGCGCCATGTTTATGTTTTTAGATTCCTCAATACTTGTTTTTAAAGCATCGGCTTTTCCTTGTTCATAAAAGTGATTAGCAATTGTGTCTGGATTCATAGCTGTGTATAATCCCTTGTGATATCCCGGCGTGTCTGTCAGGTTCATATCTTTATCAACAAACTTTGTTATAAAGTTATTTATGTCACGTTGAGATTTTTCAACTCTTTTTGTATCACCAACATTAACTCTAAATTTTTTGTCACCTACATTGTATTCAAAACCTTTGAATTGATCGCCAAAAAATCTACTAGTTTTGTTTAAAAAACTGTCAGTCATTTTTTCTTGCTTATCACTTAGCTGCTGTGATTGTTGATAGAAATTAATAGCTTCTTGTTGCTCATTAGTAAGCTTTGATCCACTTTTAATTTCGTCGTAATATTTAGACTTTTGCCCGTCTAAGTGGCTTTTAGCGCTCGCAACTTGCTCTTTTAACGCTATTTTTTTCTTTTTTATTTCTCTGTCGTCGTCTACATCTTCGTCGAATGAGAAGTTATCTTCCATAAGGAAGTTAATTTCTTCGTTGTCTAAATGAGGTTTTGTTTGCTTATAGAACTCATGTAATAGATCTTGATTATCCATCGTGCTATAATCTTGATTGAGCTTAACATAATCACTTAAGTCTCCACCGGTGTCCTCCATAAAGTCAACTAACTTTTGTACATTTTCAGGAAGCGGTGCTCCAGTAACGATAGATTCCTCTATAGCTGCGCTAGCTATACCAGCTACATCTTCTATTTTTTCATTAGTAATATCCTCTAATACTGTAGTTTCTTGTGCTTCGTTTTCCGGTTGTACTTCTTCTTGTTCTTGTGGGGCGTTGGCATCTTCAGTGACTCCAACCACTCCCTCGTCGTTAGTGTTATCTTCTTTAATTTCATCTTCCTTTGGTATTGGTGGATTGTCAAGGTCAATCTTTGTAATAGTTTGCTCAATAACCTCACTTGGTTTTTTCATTTTTGCTTTTACTTTTGTAACGTCACCCTTAGGTTCGTTTGGAGTTTTCTCCACTACTTCTTCTTTTTTCTTCTTTGCCATAATATAATATAATAATAGTTAATAATTTACAATTCAAACCCTCCTAAACCTTCGTTTTGAGACTGAAAATTTTGAGATGGTTTTTGATTTTCTTTTTGATCAATCATCGCTGACTGTTGTGTTGCTTGCATCTTTGTTCTATCGTCCTTACGGTTTTCTTGTAATAGTTGTCCTGCATTTTTAGTTTTAGCCTCAAGCTGTTTTAACTGCATGCTGTATTGAAACTCTAGCTGCATTAGCTTTTCCTTAATATCGCCTTCTTGTTGTATTATCTTTGACTTACCGTCTGTTTTAATGCTTTCTATTTTTATTGTGTTTTCAACTTCTGCTTTTCCTTTATCCATCTCAGCTCTAGCACTAGCTGCAGCGGCTTTCTCCTGAGCCTCTCCTTGAGCTTTTGTTTGTTGTAGTTGACGGGCTTGATCTTCGTCTGCTTTTTTCTTTCTTCTAAGTTTAAGCATTTGATTAGCTAACTTAATATTTCTTATTTGCCTTAAATCAATAGCGTCTTCCAATTCAATACCTTGCTGTCCAAGCGCTGATTGTATGTTGTTTTCTAACAACTGCTTGTCTTCTTCGTCTGGCTCTAACTCTAAGAATATACCAAAATCGTAAAGATGCAAGTTTGACATCTCTTCCAATGTAGCTATGTTATGCGCGCCAATAGCCTCTATAAACGCTTTTTTAGTAGGGGAATATTCAATGATATCTGAAATTCTAAGCGATAGTTGCTCTGCTATGTCAGCGGTTAAAAACATTCCGCTTTGGAGTATATGTCTACAAGCGGTGTTAGAGTTTGCTGCCGCCATCTTTTGAACACCAACTAAAGATCTTTCTGCTGGAGTTGACCCGTCGCTAGCTTCGTTAAGTCCAGTTACATCCCTTATCATTTGTAGATAATAATTATACGTACCTATTAACTGTTGCATTTTATTACTACCAGCACCTGATTGTATTTCTTGAATAGGTATTTTACCTGGATTACCATCTCCGTCCCCAGTCATTGATCTACCAATTATACTACCTGTTTGGAAGAACATGTTTAAAGCTTCTTGTGGGTTATAATTTGTTCCGTTACCTAAATCAACCTCAGCTAATCCATCAACATCTAAGAACACACCGTCAGGGGTCATTCTAGATAATACCTGTTGGATTTTTAAATGAGTTAGTTGTATCATATCAGCAAAGCCAGTGATCCTGCCTACAAGTGATTCTATACGACCCTCATACATTCTTGGCGCAACTATACTGTAATTCATTTTAACCTTAGTGTAATCACTCTTGACCCTCATCATGTTGTCAGCCTTCTCCCACTTAATAAGTTTGTCTGCGCCTAAAATATAAGCGCCTTCATATAAACACTCTACGGATTTAGACAGCTTGTCATATTTTCCTTCTAAACTTTTAGGTGGATTAAAGCTATCGTCTTTTTTCATAGCTTTTTGACCACCCATACCTGTTTCTTTTATTTTGTAAACCTCGTTCATGTAGGTTTTGTAATTAAAATAAAGTATATCTACTTTATTATTATCACCTTCTTCTGGCATAGATTTACCACGTACGCCATAAGAACTTCCACTACTTGTTCTTGAAATTTTTTCTAGCTCCTCATGATCTAAGTATGGGAATTGTTTTTTAAGTTCATTTATAGGTATTGACTTTACTTCTCCAACGTAATATAAGTCTTCAAAGTAAGGAGAGTCTGTATAAGAGTAGACTAGATTTGCTGGATCAACATACTCAATGGTTACACCCTCAGCCGTATTAAATCCTGTTTTAGCAGCACCAATACCTAAAACCGTTAAGTCTTGATAAAACCTTCTTTTTATCAAACTATACCTATTGCCTTTCATGAGTGTTTCTATAGCCTGCTCTTCTGCTATCTCAACTTCTTGCTTATACGAAAGCTGCATGTGCAGCTTAAACTCCTCGTCGGACGTTGGTAAAGTATCTGGATTTCTCGACGATGGTGTTATCCCAAAGTTTTCTTCACAAAACTCATAAAAGTCTTTGAGCTTCATGTCTTTTTCAATACTCTTCATGTATTCCGTTCTCTTAACAACACCATAAGGATCTTGAGAAAACGCTTTAACCTTGTATAATCTTTCTGCAATACCATTAACCACTATGTCTACAAACTTGGATATAATTGGAACAGGCGTCCAATCTAAATTAAGATAGGACAAATCACCATTGATCGATAACTCATCCTTATACTTTTGAATAGACTGTTCGCCTCTAGCGTAAAGACGTAGTTTATGAAACTTAGATATATTATTGTTAAATCTATTGCCCCCACCATGTGATTTAGAAAACCACTCATGCTGTATTGCTTTTGCAACCTTCATACCATAGTCGTGACTCATTTTTTCTAAGTCACTAACTACTTGGCTAGGAAAATGTCTATTTATAACTGATTCTGCCATGCTTAATTTTTAATTATTTTACTCGCGCTTCCTACTTGATTATATTTAGCAAAACTTATTCCTACTGGTGTTCTTTCTATTTTAGCATTTGGAGCATATAAATGCCTGTTGCAAGCCATAATGGCTAATCCAGAGCTTATAGTTGCATCAAACTTTGTTCTTCTATTTATATCAAACCTACTCCAATCGTTTAAAAGATCATTAAAATATAAATCACCATACCCACCTTCCTGCTGTAAACCCACGTGGTTTTGAATATACATCTCAATAGCCGCTGCGTGAGCTTGTTTTATATCTTCACTTGAATTAGGTATGCCACCTACTTCTTTTTCTGCTACAGATAATTTGTTCCATACCTTATCAGGTCTATTCATACTAAACCCTCTGTATCCTCTCCTTCTTAGATAGTATAACAAACGAGGTTTGTTATTCTCTGCTAATATAGGCATACCGTAAAACACTATAGCCATCAACATATCTTCAAAAAACATCTCAGCTGTTGGTGGTCTTGACAAGTACTCTAAGAAGAAGCTGTTTGCTGGTGCTTGATCCATGCTAAACTTAGTTAGACCGTGTAATGCTCCTTTAGATCCCTTGCCATCAACCGTTCCTGATATATCATAACTATCACAACCAAAAGCACCTATGTGTTCATTGGAAGGATATCTAATACCATTTTTAAGATAACTCCTATTTTGCATGTTAACAGGTGGGACCCAACTTACTTTAAACCTACCCTTTGCATCTGGATAGAATATAACCTTTGAATCTTTAATACCATCAACCCATTGAAAATTACCTTGAGTAACTCCTAGTGTTCTTGACATCTCTTCGTTGTAGTCTATCTGCTCGTATATCTTTACTAAATTAAAGATAGAGTTTTTAGACTCATCTCTAAATGCATGTTCTGTTGTTCTTGGAAACTGACGGTAGAATTCGTTTAATCCATCATGATCTGACTTTAAACCATCAACTTCATTTTGCCAGTTATCTATTACACCTACATCTATTAATTCACCGTCTGGAGCGAATCTATCGACGTCAGGAGTAGTGAAAACTGGAACTCCGTACTCATCAATAAATCCTTCATAGTTCCATTCCATTGGGATAAACAAAGAGTATAAACCAGACTTTGTCTGACCATTCCTATTTCTTGTTGTAACGTCTGAGGCATTGTATAATTTTTTAAAGTTTTCACCACCTTTATCTAAAGCATTTGATGTTGATCCCATCATGCACTTACCTATAATTCTAGAACCTAATCTCAAGCAAGTTTTTGTAACCCGCCAGTTGTTTAGTATATTGTCTGGTCTCTCCCATTTACCACTTTCATCATGTACTAACAAGGCAAGTTTCTCACCATCATAACTATTATCTCCAGTATTCTTCCAGTCAATCGTTGTATCTAATCCCTGTATGTCCTCCAGCTTTTCATTAACCGTGATTTTCTTTCGAGTAAATTTACTAGCGGGTACGCGATAAGCAAGCTCGGATTTTGGGCGATCCATACCATCTTGTATAGGTTTAAAAAAGAATGGGTAATTGATTGATATAGGTACAACTTTGTCGGTAAACATTTTTTTAGCATCAGCTCCTGATTTAGATAGTATTCCATATCTACTATCACTCGCAAGAGTGGCTAAGTTAACGGTTTCAGCTG